CTTGCGCGTAGGGCATCTGAGGGATTGGCCTCCCCTCAGGTTGCCCGCCCCCGGGATACGTCCTGGGGTTTTGGAGCATTCTTACGCAATATTGCCGACATGGTTGATCCTGTCGAAGACCCCATTGAGGATTTCCGTTTTGGAGACCCTTTGGAGGTTGCATCGGTTGAGATTTCATCAACGCCGGTGCATGATGATGCTCAGGAGATTTTGGATAACTTTTGGAAGAGTGATTCCGAGAATACCTCTGCGTCATCCACAACTGGTTCCGGTGACATTGTGGTCGTTGGGGGCGGGTTTTGGGATAAACTCAATTCATTAGACAAGCATCTAAATGATAACCTTGTCGGATTTTTGAATCGAGTGTCTGTTACCGCCAATGAGATCAAAAATGAAGCTGAAGCCAAGTTGCAAAGTCGCATAGATTCTGTGGCTCAGAATTTGTGCGACGTTTCAGATGGCATCACTGCGTCTGTTCATGCCAAGATTGGTGTGGCTCAGCAATCGTGTCTGGATACAATTCATTACTTACGTGATGATGCGACCCATGATGCAAATTCCTTGTTGAATGATGTTGAGCGGCATGTCCTTGTTCCTTTGGATCATAGGATCACCATTTTAGGATTTGAGAACGGGCAAGGTGTACTCGGAGGTAATCCGGTCCAGATTCCAAAGTTGGACATCGGGACTGTAATCCTCCGGGTTGAGCGCCCTGGCCACCTGCTTGATGCAAATGGGGCGGTGTTGGAAAAGGATGAATTTCTGGTGTCAGTGAGAGGACTGGCTCCTAATGTGGAAAACATACTTTTCATGCAGTCGATCAAGCCTTTCGTTCACGAGAAATGGAGGAAGGTTGTTTTTGACTACTTGAATGATCCCAACATCGTTAATAAAATTGCATTTTGCTTGAATGCTGATGAGGAGTTTTCACCTGTTGTCACATCTGTGATGCATAAGAAGACCACCCTGTTTAATGCGGACCCGACTATTGATAGAAGGTCAGATTTGCATAATACGGGTAAACTCACCAGGCAGGCTTCCGGGTTCTGCACATATGTTGTCACTACTCTTGAAATTGCTAGACCTCATAAGGCTGTCCTTGCCTGGAGGTTGGCCAAAGCACTAACTGATTTCCATGCACATGGAATTCAGTTTGACGTGAGTAATATTCTCTATTCTAGGGAAGTCGTTACGGAGTTGGACGTGGTGCCTGAGCTTTTTCTTGGTTGTAGCGGTGACAAGCTGTGGGTTGTTAATTCGACCGCAGCGCGTGCCTATAATGCCATTTTTCTCGCTGGACGAAACATCACATCTGTGAATGTTCCGCAGGATTACATCTTCGCTAGGGAGCGGAGTTTGTATGATGATGCCATTCAATTCTCTTTTGCTAAGAGGGAGTCCTATATGTGGCGCAATTACCGATCTGGATTGGTAAATGTGACCCTGGACTCTCCTGCAAAGTGATGTATGGCTATCGACCTGCGGAAGTTGGGGTTTCCCTTGGCCCTAACGAGAGTCCAGACGAGTCTTTCAAGGTAACCAGAATTCGACCTGGTTTTCATAACATGGATAAACGTGTTCCAGTCCGAATGTCATTGGGCTGTCATGTTGAGAATCATTCACTTCCTGTGCCTGATTTGAACCATGGTCCATCCTTATTGGCTGGCTGCACTAAGCGTGTGGCTGCCAAAATGCCTGAAATTTCGAAGCCTGTGCTTAGAAAGTTCAAGCGTTTTGTCAAGAGATTCTTCAAGAAACATCTCTCTTCATTGAGATTTGAACCTTCTGAATCATTTGACTTTGAGGAGTGGATTGAGTCCGTCGACTATCCTCGTTTTAGAAAAGACGAGTTGCGTCGTGTGTATGAGAACGGGTTGGACAAGCGTCCTAATGCTAAGGTAAAGGCTTTTGCTAAGAATGAGAATTACACTGTGCCAAAACATCTTCGGGGAATTTATTCTCGGCATGATGATTATAAGGTTCGTGTTGGTCCGTTCTTTAAAAAGTTTGGTGACAGACTTTTTGCCTTGCCTTGGTTTATTAAGAAGTTCGCTGTTCCTGATCGTCCGAGATTGCTCTTGGAAAAACTGGAGCGCTTCAGAACAATATTTTGCACTGACTTCTCTCAATTTGAGGCGACTTTTGTTCGCGAGCTCATGTTGATTGAGAACAATGTATACAGGATGTGTTTGGAGGGCCACCCTGATCAGAAAAAGCTTTGTGATCTTTTCCATCTCACTGCTGTCATAAATGACATATCATTTAAGGACTTCGACATCCGCTTGGAAGCCAAGCGTATGTCGGGAGAAATGAGTACATCTTGTGGCAATGGTCTGATGAACATGCTGATCACGTTCTTCTTGTTGGAGAATTCTGGTAATAAATGGGGTGACTTTGATGCTTATTTCGAAGGCGATGACGGGATTGTAGGCTGTGTCCACGCTCCTGCCGCGTCCGATTATAAGAGCTTGGGGGCGCACATAAAGCTTGAGGTTCCACCTGATATAGCTTCTGCATCCTTTTGTGGGAATGTGTTTGCGCCGGCTGCAATGCATAATGTGACTAATCCTTTGGAGGCGTCCGTGGCTTTCGGCTGGACTAACTACTCCTACTATGGGTCAGGGCCTAAAGTGTTGAACTCGCTGTTATGTTGCAAAGCTCTCTCTATGGCTTATGAGTATCCGGGTTGTCCCATTTTGCGTTCGCTTTCTAGGTATGCGCTTCGCATGACTTGGTCTCTTTTCAAAAATCCTCAGGACTTGTTTTCTGAGTTTGTTAGATTGGAGTCGAATCAGTATGAGGTTGAGCTACTCCGTAAGGCTATTGACTATGTGTCAGAATCAGGTGTACCTGATGTTCAAATACATGACGAAACACGTCTGTTGGTTGAGCGTCTTTATGGTGTCCCTGTCCCGATGCAATTGTCGATTGAGTCTTATTTGGATAATTTGAACGAGTTGGTCCCTTTGGATTTTTCTTGTTTGGAGTTTCCTAAAGAGTGGTACTCTAACGATTTGGTTTATACATGTTATGTTGAACCTAGGTCAAAACTTCCACCTATTCCTTTTAACCTGCAGGGTTTCAGCACTGTCTGTTACCTTGCACCTGGTCATTTGGTTAGTTACAGACATTAAAGGTACCTCTGTGGGAGGGGTCAGGGTACAAATCTGTTTTATTTGTGCCCTCAAATAATGTCTGAAGCGACTATTGCAGAAAGTGAGATTACCGCTATGGGCCGTGCGGTTGGGTGCTCCCAAGATGGGGTTGCATTCATTAAACAGGCCTTGGATCCATTCTCAGATGATCTGAGGGATCCTGTTGGTATGCCTGACATGGAGATAGGGAATTCTGTGTGTCAGCATATCAAACGCACCTTCACTTATACTGTCGGTGCGGCTGCGGAGGATGTGAACATTTTCCTCGACAATTTGGACACCGAAGTTACGTTGTCTGAAAATACGCTGTATGTTGATGGTATTGCTATATCATCCAACATTGTGGCGGATAGTCCTGGATTGAGTTTCACTCGCCGCGGTGGGGTTAGAATTCGCAAAGGTGCCGCTGGCACCGTTCTAACGCAAGATAACGACTTCAACCATGGGGGTGTTTTGGCTTTGCCTGGCACCTTCACTGCGAGTGGATCCACTCGAGTCGTTGCTAAAGCGTTGGAAATACACAATGTGTCGAATAAGTTGGTTGTTGGTGGCGCGGTTACAGTGTACCGTGCCACTGGAGACATCCCTTACAATAAGGACTCTGTCGCTGTTTTGAGAAATGCGGCCAATCCAACAACAATCGACAATTCATTCATCAGTAAGTCTGTTTCTGTTGCTCCTTCAACAGAGTCTGATGCGACTGCTTATCCTGGGTCTCAAACCTGGGATGCGGAAGATGGGTGTTATATTGTGGGTATGCCAGCTGCACAAACCAATGAGGTGAATGATTCGGCTAACGACAATGTCGTTGTGGTCAACGGTGGATTTTCCACCGCTAATCCGTCGAAATTGTGGGTGAATACTGTTGCTGTCAACATTGTTCCAAGGGTCATTCAGTCTGAACCGAAGGTGTTTTCACCTTTCTTTTTAACTGGGGCATATTTCACCGGCTTGCCAGCTGGGTCCCAGTTGAAGATCAATGTGATTTATTACGTTGAAAGGTTCGTCACCTCCACCTCTGCGAGTATTGATTTGGTCACTATGGGCCGTCCTTCTCCTTATTTCGACCCGTGCGCGCTTGAGCTCTATGCTAAGACGGCTCAGCGTGCACCGGTTGGTACGAAAGTGAAGAACAATGCCGATGGTGATTGGATCAAAAATATTGCTGATTTACTCGGAACGTTCGGTGTGCCAGGCATGCCGTTTGTGAAGGGTGCAGTCGATTTGTGGAATGCGTTGCCTTCTGGTGACACCGGTTCTATGAACAAGTCAAGTATAGAGCAGGCTAATAAGCAGGCTATTTCTACTGTTCAGAAGAAGGTGAATAAAAACAAGAAAACCCAACAAAACACAAACGCCGCTATCGAGAAGGCTGTTTCGAGCGCGTTGAGTAGATTCAACAACTCCCAACTTCCTCCTCCGATGAATTACGTTCCTCCTGGCAAAGGTAAGAATGCCAAGAAGAATGCTAAAAAGCGTGCGAAAAAGGCTGCCAAGTAATAGCCCCACCCGTCCCTTATTGACGTTAAATGTTAGCGCCCTCTAGTTTGCCCATGGATAGAATTCCACATAAGCGAATGTTATGCTATTGCGCGACAGCTTTTAGCAATATAGGCGTCCTTCATGTCTACAGGTGTCCTCAAGAGACGTCTGAGAAGGACTATCTTCAGCATGCCAATGCTGAGTACGCAGAATATACATCTGTGGCGGCCGACAATGATCGGCGTGACCTTTTGGTGATCCGGGCTTTTAAACCCACTGTCACTAATTGGGCTTGTTGTGAGATAAGTGAAGTGCCGCCCAGATTCTATGATCTGTGTATGAAGTTGCTGCTGAACAATTGGTCTGCCAAACCGCACCGGATGGATTTCATTACTAAGAGATTTGGTTTGATTTCGATTAGGTTTGAGATGCAATGTCACGGCTGTTGATGCAGCTGTCTTGCTCTACCGTCTGGTGTCTTATAGTAGAGAATCTAGTGTGATGCGGGTACTGTTTAGTAAAGTGCACGCGGAGTGCTGTCGGACCACGGTGTGTGAGCTGATCCGAGGCGCACTCAGGGATTGGGCCCCCTGGGTGGGCTGGTACGTGTTAAATTAAGAAAATAGTGATACCGTTAGAACTGCTAGTGTGGGAGTTGCATGGGAAAACGGTGCCTGTTATCATCACGCATATAAGATTCTAAGTCCCAGTGTGTATGGGTCATCCGGAGAAGAATCCGGCTTTCTTTTCGAGGTTTTCAATGGGAAAAATTTTCGTG